TTTATCTAAGGTAGAGTTAAATTTTAACATTTTATGTTCTAAAGGTGGTAAATCAGTTTTAATAAAAGTATTAAAAACTTTTTCTAAATACTCATTTCCTTTGTATAATTTGTATAGTGCTTCTTTATCTTCTTTATATAGTCTTTGTGGATTACAGTGATCAGGTAAATAACAAGGAGAATAAGTAATAAAAGCTCCGATCCGTTCTCTGAATTTTTCTATTTCAGGTAGTGTCCAAACACTATAAATATTTACTACACAATTTATTGCTAGTTTAATATTTTTATGTCCATTTAATTTAGAAATACATTCTAAAAAAGTTTTTCTACTGAAACCTGTTCTACTATATTCTACTGCTTCACCCCAACCATCACAACTAGCTTCGATTGTAACATGTTTAAAGTTTTTCCACAAGTCTATTAAATTAATTTTTTTATAATCTAATTTCATTAGATTAGTAGAATAGTGTATACTCACTAAATGAGCACATTTGTTATCTATTAAAAAATTTAATAACTTAAAGTTTGAGTCTGTGATTAGTGGTTCCCCACCTGATATGTCTATAAATCTTAATCTACCTTCTAATATATTATATTTTAATAATTCATATAGTTTTTCATTATTATCAAATACATCTTTTATTTTTACTTCTTTTTCGGAGAAAAGTTTATGTTTTTTATTTTCTACAGCCCATGTACTAGAAAATGAAGGATTGCACATACGACATTTTAAATTGCACACATTAGTTAGACGTAAATGTATAGATCTAAATCCCGGAGTATTTAAAGCTATTACATCTTTTTTTCTATGAGAAGACATACCGTCTTTCTCGTTATTCCAACACCATTCACAATTTTTATTTTTGATTCCTCGTAATAAATCACTTTTTAAGTTATGTAAAGCTTTACCTGTTGAGTACTCTTGAAGATTATTACCCATTGGAAATCTATTTGAGGGCATTACACAACAAGGAGTAACTTTACCGTCCTCCTCGATGTGTAATTCTTCCCATGGTCTACTACAAAAAGTATTTAAATTAACTTTTATTGGCGGCTCTTGCAAATAATTTATCCAACTCTTTCTTAGTAGCAAGAGGTATAGTTGATTTACTATTCCTACCTAAACTATCTATATCTTTATTATATTCAGTTTTTAGTGCAACTTGATCACCTAGACACGGATTAAGAAATTGTTCTCTAAGTCTAGAATAAATATTTTTCCAGACAGGGCCATGAGGTTTACATCTAATATTATTAACCTTATAAGTATAATACTGAACTGCATGAGATAGTTCGTGCAAAAGCACCATCTCAAGTTTTTGATATTTATCTTTCGTATAAAATCCTCCAATAACAGAACTGTTATCAAAAGATTTATATTCATATACACGAATTAAAGTAGGTTTTGTATAATTTCTGCAATAATGGTGCATAGCCATATTAATGCCAGGACCGTCAGCATACCAACCCCCTCTTGAACTACGACGTGAAGGACTCCAATCAAAGTTACACTTATTAAGTGTAAATTTAGGAAATATTTCTTCATTTACAAATTGTATGTAAGTGTCTAAAGAGACTCTTGCATAATGTTGCCATTCAGCTTTCATAATACTATTCATCTGCGTTTTCCAACTGCTGGGTCTGCCACTTCTTTAAGTGTCAGAGGTTGTAGATTACCTTTATTATACGCTAGTCCAAGAACAAAGTCATTTTCACCACTATACACTTTATTTTGGTTTTTAATTCCATTACCTATAGTATCAGAAGTGACACTTTTAGCAATTTTAAATTTTTCTCTAGCAGGTTTGCACCGAGTTTTGCGATTTGTTTGAGAGGGGTGTGCTCCATACAACATTAGCCACTCATTATGAGCAGCTAATCTTTGTGCTTTTGTGGATTTGTTCATGCTAACATTTTTAGTTTAGAAGCGTTCCAAGCTGTAGATGCAGGAACACGAATAAAACGTTTGTTAGTTTGGTTTTTATTAGGGTTAGCGATAGTAACCATAACACGTTTACCTGCTCTATGAGCAGCTAACTGATTAATTATTCTGTCAGGCGAAGCAAGATAATCTTGACGAAGCTGTTTAAGAATAGAGGTATTCACAGTACTGTGAATACCTTTTGAAGTCTGAGTTTTGCGTAAGCGTTTCTTTCCCATGGGTCTCTCCTTATTAATATAACTTAATATAAGATATTTTAACAAAGTATGCAAGAGTATACTTACTTATAAAGGTGTATGAGTTATTGAATAACTTGATATTGATGAGTTAGTTCTCAACTCTATAAAACCACTTATAAAATCACAACCATCATAAACATGTCCACAATCCTCATTTGTACATTCAATAATATTAAGAGGTACTACTTTACCTTTTTCAATCCAAACTTCATTGTAACTATCACACTTTGGACAGTTAGTTTTTGCTCGATAAATGAACATTATAAGTAATTTTCCTATGATAGTCGTATATAGAGTGATCTGAAATACTGTCTAAAGGTTTAAGTTTTATCCAAGAGGATAAATGACCAAGCAACATATCTAGGGCTCTATGCCAAATACTTAATTTTTTAATTATACCTTTACGATTTATATATTTTAAAGTACCATGATGCCTATAAAATAATAAAGATAAAGGAACTTTAGTAACAATATCATTATTATTTCTAAATCTATAGTGTTTAATACCGTCTTTATTCATTTCTTTTACGAAAGCTCTATCACCAACGCGAGGCGAGCCAAATGTATAAAGTTCTTGAGCATCAATACGACTTGCCATGATGGTAGCTAGTGCTCCACCTAAGGAGTGTCCTGTACAGATTATAGTGGGTTTAGAGTCTAAACTAAGGTCCATAGAATCAAGAAGATTTAAAATATCAGGATATACATTATCTAAAGCCTCTTTAAATCCGGTATGTACTAAACCTCTTTCATCACTTGTAGATCTCCATACTTTAAGATCTGCTAATAAGTCTGGAAGCTCAGTAAGTTGAGTACCTCTAAAACAAATAATAATAATATTATTTTCATCTGGAGGCAACACAAATGCTTGAGTACCATTAGTATCAAACCAATGGTGTCTATCATAACCTACATTAGATAATGCATGCACAAAATGGTGATCTTCTAAGTATGCTATACTAGATAGGTGTGCCATATGAGCTGCGCGTTCTAGCATATTAGCCTTTAAACTCTATTAGCTGTACTGAAATTTTATCAGCTCGTCCATCATTTTGCATGATACAAGGACTAAAGTTTGTGCCAATATTTCCTTCGACTTTAAAAAATCTTGTTTCACTAGCCCCAATAAGTACATTTACCGTAGGAGCGGAAGCATCCATAGCAAATCTACACTGAGTGTTTGCAGTGATACTAATAACGTCAGTAGTACTTAAAAGATTATCTGTACCTTTTAAAAGACTTAAAGTAGCAGTTGCTACCACATTTGAACTTATTGTGGCAGTACTAATATTATATACAGCGCCTCGTTCTGCTAATATTGTCATTATTTTTTCTTCTTAAGAATTGCTTTTTGAAGAGCTGGTGGTAATTTTTTCTGTGCAGCAGTCAATCCGCCATTACCATTTTTCTTATTACCATTCATAGCTTTCATTGGGCCTTTTCCAACTTTTTTTGATTTCATGTTAGCTTTTTTACCCATTCCATTTTTATGCATAGCCATTATAACTTTTCTCTCTTTCCTAATTATTTCTTTTTTGTGGCACTAGACTTACCACGCTTTGTAAAAGTTTTTACATTTGTAGGTTTACCGCCAGGGTTACCTGCAGCTCTTTTTCTTGTAACCGCACTTCTAATTTCTGCAGCAGTCATACTATTAGCTTTTGATCTTGGTACACATTTTGGATACTTACCTTTTTTAGATGTTTTTCTGCCGCAAGGTTGAAATTTTCCATCTTTTTTAGGGGCACCGATATTAACCCAGTCTCCCTTAGATCCTTTTCCAAACCATGCGCTTAAACCACCTCTAGGTTTAGCCATTATCTATAACCACCGCCGCGAGATTTATAGGTTCTTACTAACCACCCATTAGCATATGCAGAAGGGTACACATCAAACTTACGTTTAGCTTCAGACTTTACTTTTGCATATAATTTAGGATTAGTAGGTGTTGATGATTTTTTCTTAGTTGGTTTCTTAGCCATTTATTTACTCTGATTTACAACACGTGCAGTCACTACAAGTACAACTACAATCAAGTTTTCCCTTACATTGACATTTACAATCACAGGTCATTTAAGACTCCTATCATTTTGCA